AGCCGATCTCTTACGTGCTATTAGTGACACAGAAGCTGCACTGACCGAAGAAATAGAAGCTGTAGGAGAACTTGTAGGTAAGCCCGCTTCAGAAGTAACCGATGCAGATATAGAGTTTGTTGCAGATCTTATAGCGCAACAAGAAGCACTTAATGACCCTGAAACATACGAGTTTACGCAAGAACAACTAGCCTATGACGTAACAGGTGATGGCGTTATAGATCAGGCCGACTTGGATCTTCTGCAACAAGCGCAACAAGATCCTAATGTGTTTTTTGATCTTGAGAGTAAATTTGCCCCTACAGGCATATATGCTACGCAACAAGAGCTAGCGCAACAGCAACAACAAGCACAACAACAAACACAACAGCAAATTGCACAAGAAGCTCAACAAGCCAAACGTAGGGATTTGTTCGATCAGTTGATGGGAGCCGCAGATTTAACAGGGCAACAAGTTACGGTGCAACAGTCTCCGCTGGCTCAGATCGACTATTTGTATGATTTTAGTAGTATATTGGGGCCACAACAACGTGCAGGTATGTTTCCCACACCTTACGGTACAATCGACAGACCACAGCCAAGAAACACACCTTCTTTACCTGTTTTACCCCCGATACCACGCAAACGTGGAGGTGTGATAGATACAAATGAAGAGTTGTTACGGATTATTGGAGAAAGTAAATGAGTTGGTGGAATGATTTAGTTTCATCTGCGGTAGAGGCAGAATCCGAAGAAGATAGCGGAGGCTTTCTCAGTAGCGTTGGTGATTTTTTTAGTAGTGATCTTGGTAGATTTGTGGGGGGTGTAGGTGGTTCCTTAGCTCTAAAAGAGTTTGGGCTTATGGACTCTAAAACACCTGTAGTTGGGTATCAGGGCAGCATTCCAAAATATGAAGCTGTACGCGAACGTGTACCCATGCAACAAGATTCTGACCGTAGGCCCGGATCAGGTGGTAGACGGTATTTTAGCGATGTTATGTACGCAGATCGTCCAGAGCGTCAGCCTATGTCTGTAGAACAGGCACGACAACAAGCTAAAACACAAGCACAGGGGTTGGCAGCACTTAACATGCCTCCTCAAAAAGCAGCCGCTGGCGGCATCATGCACATGAGCAAAGGACGCTATTTGGGTGGTGCTACTGATGGTATGGCTGATAAGATTCCAGCAAGGATAGAAGGCGGTCAAGAAGCACGTTTAAGTGACGGAGAGTTTGTTATACCTGCGGATGTGGTAAGTCACTTAGGTAACGGTAACTCCGATGCTGGTGCAAAACAGCTACATCAGATGATGACTAGAATACGCAAAGAACGTACAGGCAACCCGAAACAGGGTAAACAAATTAAACCTCAAAAAATGTTACCCGCATAAAGGCAATGAGTATGTATAAGTATGAAACTGGTGGTGGTGTAACTGTTCCTAATGATCCCAATGTGGGACAAGAAGTGGGTAGATCAGGTGCATTAGCGGAGTTTGCTGGTGATTATGTTACTGGAATGCTCGGCAAAGGTGAGGCGCTTGCTAACCAGCCTTATCAAGCCTATATGGGGCCATTGACCGCTGGCCCGTCAGGAGTACAACAACAAGCCTTTACAGGATTAGCTAATTTAGCCGTGCCTACAACGCCTGCTACATTCGATGCAGCTGCTGCTCAACAATATATGAACCCTTACTTAGAGGCGTCACTTCAACCACAAATGCAGGCGGCGACTCGTGATGCAGAACGCCAAAGATTAGCAGATGCTACTAGGCTTACTCAGGCTGGGGCTTTTGGTGGTTCTCGACAAGCAATTATGGAGTCTGAAGGAGCGCGTAATTTAGCGCAGAATTTAGCCAACATTCGTGCTACAGGGTATGCACAGGCGTATAACCAAGCTAGAGATCAACTAGCCGCTGATAGGCGTTTTGGATTAGAAGCATTAGGTGCTCAACGCGCAGGCGGCGCTGAACAACGAGCAATAGAACAAGAGGGTATAGCTGCTGATTACGGGCAGTTTCGTGAAGAGCGTGACTTTCCTTACAAAGGACTTCAGTTTCAACAGTCATTACTGCAAGGACTGCCGATTGCAGCACAAACTTACTCGTACTCACAACCTAGCTCACTATCTACTATTTTGGGTAGTGCAGGCGGTATTAGCGAGTTTATTGATCTGTTTACTGGTGGCGGTAATAGTTCAACCCCACCCACGGATGGAGGTACTACCTAATGCTTAATTCACAAGGTTTAGGTGAAATGGTATCTCGTAAGAAAGATGCCTACCAAAACAACCCACAAGCATTACAACAACGCTATCAGCAAAGCCAAGAGCTAGTAGATCTCCTTGCTTTACAACAACTTAAAAGCGAGAAAGAAGCTGCTGCTCGTAACATGCAAATGCAGATGCAGCAGAACCCCGCCACGATTGCACAGCAGCGTGAGCAAGAAGTGCTTGGCATGATTAAACAAGAGCAAGGCCGAAAGCTAGGTGACGTTGCACAACGCACTGCTGGCACGCTTGGGCAAATCAACAAAAAAGCGCAGCAGAACGTACAGCGCACTGCCAAACAAGGACTACCTGCTATGGGTGGCCCACGAAAGCCCGCTATGATGGCTGGCGGTGGCATTGTTGCGTTTCAAGAAGGTAGTACAGGGCCGATAGAAGGAGAAGCAGAAACAGTAAGCGTTACAGATGCTATAGCGGCGTTAGGCGAAGACGCTTTTAACTACATAAAAGAAAATCCAGCAGAAGCCGCAGCAATGTTGGGTATTACATTGTTAACTGGCGGTACTGGATTGGGCGCTGGGCTGCTTATGAGGGGTGGTTTAACTGCATTAAGATCACAAGGCGTAAGGTCTGCAATACAAAAGTTAATGCGGAGTGAGAAGCCCGATACTGCCCCTCCAGTTACAAGAGTAAAACGTGGAGCAGCAGAACGTGATCGACCAGTAGATCCCGGCAAACAACTTGTGGAATCTGGAGTAAGGTCAGATAAACAACTTGTGGAAGTTGGAACCGGCCCCAGAGGAATGGTGCCATATGGAGCGCCACGTAGCAGAGATACTTTATCAAGCACTAAAGATATGGGTCGAGCGGCTTCGGGATTAGGGCAGTTTTTAGACCCAGAACAGGAGTTTGAAAAAGAATACGAAAATCTGTACCCACCCGACCCTGATTCTTTTCCACCTGAAGATAGAACACCAACACAACCTCCTGCCTCAGAAGAACCAGTGGATTTCTTTGCTGGTATAGGCGATCTCAAGCCAGTTAAGCCTGAGTTTGGCACGATGGTGCAAGACGCTGCTAAAAAACGTGCTGGCGTTCTTGGGCTAGCTGGTGCTAGTGATGATGACATGAGTAAAGAAGCCGCACGAGACGCAGAACAAGAGCGTGTTATGGGACTTCTTGATAAAGAAGGAAAGTTAGGGGTTAAAGACGAACAACTACGTCGCTTGCAAGATTTGCAAGAAAGACAGATGGATCCTGACAAGTTACGTAAACAGCGACTTACGGCAGGTCTTCTGGGTGCCGCTGGTCGTGGCAGCACTGCGTTAGCTGGATTCGGCGCAGGCGCATTTAACCAACGTGTGCAGCAGGAAGCTGCGGAACGTAAAGCGTTAACCGATCAGTTTGGTATTGAAAACGAAAAAATACAGCTTGATTTTGATATAACCGCTAAAGGTATTGAAAGCGGTATGGATGCGTTGAAAATTAACAGCCAAGAACGTCAAGCAGTAGCCCGTGATTTACAAAACGCAGCTCAAAAAGACATAGATATTGGATTACAACTAGCAGAACAAGAGTTTGAAGCACAGGTTGGTAATAGATCCGCTAAACTAGAAGAAGCAGCTACTAAAGCCGAGTTTGCATTAGAGCAACTAAAGAACGACGCTAATGAACGTGATAAGTTACTAGAACTTTACCAAGAACTAACGACTAAAAAGTTTGAAGTTGCTCAAGAGTTGCAAAGCAACAGTGGTTTCTCCAGAGCTATGAGCCAAGGAGATTTTGAAAGAGCAAAACAAGCGCTTACGCAAACAGAGGTTGCAATAGCACATCTTAATGAATTATCTCGTATGCACGCTGTAGAAGAGGCTTATGAAAAGCGTTTAATTGAATTAGGGGTGCCTATACCACAGTCCGCAAGCATAGGGTACGGCGCAGCAGAGATAGATAAACTGTTACAGACGTACGCACCATAGCGGGTAAATAAGTTATGGCTGAAGCCTATTCTGATCGCACAGAAGACCTAGCTACCGCGCTAAAAAATGCACATGCTGCTGGCGATGTTCAATCTGCTACTATTCTTGCTACAGAGTTAAAGAAACAACTTCGACGTGAACAACGGTTTGCTCAATTACGCGCAGCTATGCCGCGTAGAGAAACCGGCGTGGTTGAAGACATCACCTCTGGGTTCGGTGCAGGGCTTGTTGGTATTGGCGAAACCGCTAGTTTAGGTGTTGCTAGCCTACTAGAAGAAGAGGAAGAAACTGCTGCTAGAGAGCGTATTAAGGGCATAGCAGACTTTTTGCGCCCTGAAGGTGGTGATCCTGATTCGCCTACATATAAAGTAGCCTCTGGTCTTGGATCTCTTTTTGGTTTTGCTGGGGCTGGTTTAGGTGCTGCTGCTCTTGGTGCTCCCGGCGCTGCCGTCGCTACAGGCTTAGGAGGCTTAGGGTACGCGGCAGCTAGAGGTGAAGCGAGTGAACGAGCACGCGCTGCTGATGCTACAGTAGAAGAACGAGAAAAAGCAGTAGATGCCCCCCTTGTTCTACTAGCAGGCGTACTTGAAGCAATACCTCTTGCAAGAGTAGTTAAACTTGCTGACCTACCCACGCTTACTAAACTCCTAGAAAAGATACCGCCCGAAAAAGTTGAAACTATAGGCGAGCGTCTTACTAGCGCGGGTATAACAGGCGGTGCAGAACTTACGCAGGAAGCTGCATCCAACATACTGCAAAACCTCAACGAGCAAGAATACAACGCTGCTAGAGAGATTCTTGGTGCTGACACGGCAGAAGAAGCCGCAGTTGGCGGTGCCGCAGGTGCCATACTTCAAGGGTTTGTTGATCTCTTTGCTCCACGACGAGCAGGTAAAACTGTTGGCGATGCCGCAAAAGAAGAAGCAGAAAAACCTGACGACGTTGCAGGGCTGCTTGAGTTTAGGCCAGAAGAGCCTACACAGCTTGACTTAGCACTTGATGCCGAAGAAGCCGAAGCTATTGACGGCGAAGCAATACGCGCACAAGTGTTCAAGGGGTTCAAAAAGCCATTTGACCAGCTAACTGAAAAGCAACAAAAGACTGTACAAGACAGGATAGTAGCTCTGTCGCCTGCCGAGTTTGATGCGCTTGAGCGTGTGATTGAGCCAACAGAAGAACGCACTGCTGAAGTAAGCCCTGACCAAATGGTGCTACCGGGGTTAGAACCAGAACGTGCACGGTTTGGCCCACAACTACAGGAGCTGCCTGCGCCAGAAGGTGAGACCATTGCTGGTGAAACACTTGCTGTTACTCCAGAAGGGCAGGCTATTACTAATGAAGAAGCCTTAGCTCGTTTTTATGAACAAGCTAGAGGACGAAGAGTTACAGACGAGACACCTGCCGCAGAGGTGCGACTTGCACGAGAACGTGAAGCAATAACTCGTGAAGCGCAGGGTGAAATGTTTCCTACAGAGCTTGCCGTAGAGAGAGAAGCTGCACTCGACGCTACTGAAACTCGTGACGTTGATGCCGCACCTGCGCCTCGTGTGGTAACAGAAGAAGATCTAACCACTGCTGGGTTTGCTACAAACAACACGAAGATACGTAATGAAGTTCTTGGTAAGGACTTAACAGATTCTGCTGTACGTGACGCGCTGACTAATGAAGCTAATCGCCTAAAGTCTCAGAAGGTTCGGCGTGGTGTTACCCAGTTATTAGAAGGAGTACCTAGTGAGCAACGTCGTATACCCGATAGAGTTTTGGCACCGCGAAAAAGAGGAGCTGTCGCAGAGCGAGATAGAGCAAGCGATGCAGTTAATCCAGCAAGCGTGGGTTCTCCAGAGCGGAGTGAAGATACCGCCGAGGTTGTTGCACTTGACGGACGAACAGTGGGAGATGTTGGAAGAGACGCTGATGCAGTTGATGTTGGAAAAGGAAAACAGCGTGGTGCACTAGCTCGTAAGGTCAAAGCTAAGGTAGGTCGTAAACGTACAAAAGCTAGTATGTCTAAAATCGACCCGACCACAGGTGATGCAGAGGTTGTATTTCCTGATGGTAGCGTAGAACGTGTTAGGAGGGAAGAATCTGTAGATCCCGACACTGGGAAAAAAGATTTTAGTTTTATATCTCTTGATCGCCCTGATCCTGACTTCCCTGCCGATGTAGAAGCACCGCTGCTATTAGGTTCTACCAAAGAAACGGCTATTAAGAGACTGACAAAGGTTCGTGAAGCTCCACCTAGAGAGCCTGTAAGAAGAGCCACGCCAGAGGACATAGCAGAAAGACGTGCAGATGAACGTGATGCTATTGCGTTCCAAGAAAGACTTACTACTCAAAGACAGACAGAAAGGGCACAGCGAGTTGTCGAAGGCGAAAGGTCTAGGGCTGAAACACAAGAACGCATAAAGACAGCCGACCTTAGAAAAGTTAGGACTGCACAACGCGAGGCTGCTGACCGATTAGAGGAAATAGCTGAAAGAAAAGCAGCAAGACAAGCAAAAGAAGATGGCGTCGAAATACTTTACGCCCCCACACGTACGGAAATTGAATTAGATTCGGCGATGCCGAAACAGGTACAGAAAGCGCTACGTAATAATGAGCTACGACGTGCGTTATTAGGGCTAGCAGAATCTTCAAATGATAAGTTTATTAAGCGTGCAGCTAAAAAACTTGCAGACTTTACCGGCGACACCCGAGTACAAATTGTACCGCAAGAAAGATTAGGTACTCGCGGTGGGAGCACCATTGATGCTGTATTCGTCACCAGAGATAACACGATATTTCTTAGCGAAGACTATTTAGATAATCATGTGCTGTTACATGAAATGACGCACGCCGCTACTATTAACACGTTACGAAATAGCGCACACCCAGTAACCAAACAACTGACTAAACTGTACGAAGACACAAAAGGTTCTCTTTCTTCCTACTACGGTTCTGAAAATGTTGCAGAGTTTGTAGCTGAAGCGTTTTCTAATCCTAAGTTTCAACTTGAACTGGCAGGTATAAACCCTAAAGGCGAAAAACTTAGCGCATGGCAGCGGTTTCTTAAAACAATTACGGACTTTCTTGGCCTTAGTAAATTTGGCCCCAAGACTGCCCAGCGTGAAGCAAGCCGTATGGTAGAGGAAATCTTAGCCCCTGCTGCTAGACACCGTTACGGGCCTACTTTGCGGTCTATGAGTGACAGAGAGGCTGTTACAGAAATAGGAGATCGCATAAAAGATTCCCGACGTGACTTAAAAAGCAAAGAAGGTCGTAAGGCGTTTGGAGCTAAGTTAGCGCGGGATATTTCTGCTGTATTAGATAAAGATTCCACACAGGGAAAACAAGGTAAAAAAGTAGTTTTAGGGTTTTTACCTAATCAGTCTGTGTTAGATATTGCCGTGGATCGAGGTATAGATGGCGCTAAGAAAGTTTTTACAGCCATAGAAAACCAACGTGGTGATCTGACCGTATCAGAACAAAATACTCGTAGGAGGTTGACTCCTATATTCAGGTGGGCAAACAACGCATCTGAAAATACGATGAAGGCTTGGAATAATCTAATCTACGACAGCACACTAGACGAAGTAGACCCCGCTCTTACCCCTGCACAGGCTAAAAAGAAATACGGTAAGCAGACTGTAGAAGGCACTGACCAGCTAAAAGTAGCTCGACACAAAGAACTACACGCTATCTACATGGGCGCTACGCTCGGCAAAGACGGTAGGCAAGCCTACGATAGTTTGCGACAGTTCTATAAGGATCAGTACAACGAACTGTTAAACGCGCTCAAGGGTAGAATCGACAATGCCGACATTAACGACGAGCAGAAAACGACGCTCAAGAATGAATTGCTCAGTAAGTTACTAGAACGTACGGGCGTAGAACCGTACTTCCCGTTAACTCGTGAAGGTACACACTGGCTAGCGGTAAAAAATCCAGAAGCCCTGTCTGAGTCTGCTGTATTTGCTTTTAAGACGCAGGGGGACAGACTCAAAGCGGCAGAAGACTATGCTGCACAAGGATTTGATGTAGAAGTATTTAACCCTGATGAGTCTAATGTCTACACTGATCCCCCATCTGGATCTTTTATATCGCAAGTGCTTAGCGTACTCAACGCTAATGATGCAGCGCCAGACGTAAAAGAACAGGTAATGCGCTTGTTCCTTGAGTCATTACCAGAATCCTCTTTCGCAAAAGGGTTAATTAAACGTAAAAAGACCTTTGGTTTTGATGTTGATGCGGTAGAAGCAGCCAGAACAAAAGCGTACGACTTGGCGCGACAGACGGAGCGTATAAAAAATACTAACCGCATAATGCGGCTGAAAGACGAATTTTTAGAGACTGTGCCTAAAGACCGTAAGGACAGTGCAGTGATTGCAGAAGTGGTGAACCGTGCCAACTTTGCGGTTAATCCGCCTAGAGATACCGTCGCTAAAAACGCAAACCGACTTGCATTTATGTGGACTATCGGTTGGAACCCTTCGTCTGCAATAGTAAACCTGTCTCAGATACCACTGTTTGCTTACCCAATGCTCGCTGGTAAACATGGCTATGGGAATACTCGTAAGGCTCTTGGTGCCGCAACAAAGTTGTTTATGGGGTCTCCCTCTAACAAGACAGCAGAAACTTTGTTCGGAGACAACACGACACCTGCATCTGTGAGAGAAGCATTCCGTGAAGGTGGTGTAGGACAAGCTCTTGAAGCCATGCAAGACAAGGCTTTGAAATCAATCGACAACTACTACACGTTCACTAGAGACAGTGACGGCTCGCTGGTTTTCTCAGTACGTAAAGACTTAAACCTACCCAAGGACACGGTAACTAGGTTAGATAATCTCAAGCCTTTGATAGAACTAGCATCTCGTCGTGGGCAACTCAACTCATCGTTCCTAGCGGAAACACTCAACGTAGACCAATCAGGTCGAAAGCAAAGTTTTCCTGATACGGTGACAAACATATCTGCGTTGATGTTTCACGAAGCAGAAGTAATGAATCGTCAAGTAACGCTAATTACTGCGTACGACCTTGCACTGAACAAGTTAACAGGTGGTAAGAAACCCACTCTTGAACAACAGCAACAAGCCGCAGAAGAAGCAATATATGAAACACAGCAGATTAACGGTGGTGCAACCCTAGAAACTGGCCCACGCTTTGCGCGGAGGCATGTTGGTCGCGTAGCTCTAATGTACAAGAACTACGGCATTCAAATGTACTACACCATGCTCAAAACCGGAAAAGAAGCACTTGATGTAGCGCGAGTTTCTTACGCTAGAGACCTTGAATCAAAAGGGATGAAAGCCGCCGCAGCGGGCGCTCTTGCTGATGCTTTTCGATCTGACGCAGCAAAACAGCTTGCAGGAGTTCACCTATCCGCGTTGTTCTTCGCAGGAGTGCAGGGAATACCAATATACGGTGCAGTAACCATGCTGGCGGACATGTTCTTCCTAGGGGACGATGACGAAGAAGCTGACTTTTACGTACGCCGCACAATAGACAATGAAATGTTGTACAGAGGGCTGCTCTCTGAACTTACTGGATTCGACGTAGCTCAACGTGTGAAGTTAACCGACTTGTTGTTTGAAGCTGACAGGTTTAACACTAACCCTTCACCAGAAGAAGAGCTTGCTCACCTCGTAGGTGGCCCTGCGTGGAGTGTGTACCGCAGAGCTAGAAAAGGTTGGGATAAGATGGCAGACGGTGACTTAGTAAGAGGTATGGAAGACATACTACCGGGAGCTGTGAGAAACGCAATGCAGGCTGTCAGGTTTGGTATGGAAGGGGGTATCCGCACTCGGCGTGGTGACTTTATGTACGACGACATAACAGCCGGTGATTTGGTTGCCAAGGTGTTTGGGTTCCCACCAAACGAGTACACCAAAGCTATGGACGAGACTTCTGCTGCTAAGAGGATGTCAGACAGAGATAGAGCTAAACGCGCAAAACTGTTGAAGAAACTGTACGTGGCTGAACAGTACGGGGACTTTGAAGGAATGGATGATGCAGAACGTGAAATAGACGAGTTTAACGCTTCGGCGGCGGTGGACAGGGACTCTGACCTGTTTATAAGTAGAAAGACAGTGAAGAAATCTCTTGCTAGGCACAGGGCAACAAGTGCAACAGGGATGCACAACGGTGTGGTACTACCCAAGAATATACAAGCTACCGTAGAAGAAGACGGATTTTTCTAATAGAAGCCCTCTACTGCGTGTGGAAGGGGAGAACGCAGTAGAGGGGACAAGTTCTATTGGAGGAGACCATCAGCCTTGTCGGGCAGGATCGTATCACAAGATTCTCCAAACACGAACACCCAAAAGCGAACTTTCTACTCGCGTCTTAGCTACGATGTCCCACCCTTTTCTTTCGATGCAGATAGCCTTCACTTGTTGCGTAGCTTTATCTGTATTGACACATGGTATAAACACAGAGCTACCGATAACCATAGCTTCCCAATCGACTACTATGTGAACTCCATCAGGAGTTAAGTCATCAAGTTTTACTACAGACATTAAGAACCGTGTTTACGCACCAACCTACGCACTTCACCACTTTTACGGTAAAAGCGCCGTGTGATGTTGCTTATCTTAGATGGCGACACCTGCAACATGTCTGCTATCCCCGATCTAGGCACACCCTTCTCTTGTAGATCCAATACCTTTTCCGCAAGCGCCAGATCAATTAACTGTTTTTCCGGTTTCTTTTTCTCGATGTCTTGTGGTAACGAACCATTCCGTCCGCCCTTACTCTTCATTAACTCCTTCGCTTTCTTCTGCGCCTGTATCGCTTGCAGAAATAACCTGCTCATCATCTCCTCCTAGTTTCATTTTCACTATTAATACATGCTGTGCGTCTGTCCTAAACTGAGTGCCTTTCGTTAAACGCACCTTCCCCCGTTTGGCACCCATCTTCTTAGTCAGATCACTTACAAACGCGCTGTAGTTCACCTGCTGTGCAGCGCACCAGACTTTCAGCGGTTTCGGTGCTAGATACACCTGCTGTATATCTGTTTCGTATCGTGCGACCAACTTACCCTTTGGCAGCGCGTCTGGTATGACTAATGAGTCCAACCCGTTCGACTGCTTTCGTAGATCGTCGGTGCTTTTAATCATCAGTATGTTGTTGAAGTTTTCATTCAAGTATTCGTTCAGTGTTTGCCGTACTGACACGCCCATACCGCTAACCGAGTCCATGTTGTGCTTCAATAATTTGATAGACCATTTGAATAACTCCTTCGTGTCGTAATCTATGAGTCCTAACTTCTTAGCGAAGATAGCCCCCGTGAGCGTGCAAGCAACTCCAGCAGACCAAAACCTGTTCTCAGATGTTAGCCCTGCTACTGTATCCACACGTTGCTGTACTTCTTTGAGCTTAACTTTTACATAGTCGAGGTTCTGCATGATGTGCTGAATATAGATAGTCCCAGCATGTCCGTAGTTAGCCGCTACTGCTTCATCAAACAAGTCGGTGTCGCGTTTCTCTTCTGTGGTGCTAAATACCTTCTGTGCAGGCCATTCCATCATCCGTTGTGCTTCTGCTTTCGGCGCTTGTTTCTCCAGAGCAATGCGCTCTATGACGCTAGCGTTGCCCGTTGTAACGGCTAGGAACTTCCAAGGCTCTCCTCTAGTGCGCTCTAGGTTCGCACCACCTGCCATACGCCCACGCTGCTGCCCTGACGATAGCTGATACGCTAAATCGCTGAGTCTTTTACTGTGCTCGTTTGTCAATTCATCGACGTAGAATGGTAGGTTGTGCAGCACCTCTGCACGGTTAAACTTCATAGAGTCTGTGTCTCGCTCTTCTAGCATGAGAGCTTTCTCGTATCCCCACACTGACGCTGCTACGCGGATAGCTGCGGTCTTACCGCATCCGCTGATCGAACTGTGCAAGTGGAGTGCACAGGCGTTTTGTGGGAAGAAGTGCATGAGTGGTGACCCAAACGCGGTGCATACAACGTACTGGTGCATCACAAGTTCCGGCCTAGTCGTATAGAAGTTCGCCATAGCTTTCCATCCATCCAAGGTGCCCTTTGGCTCAAACTTAGAAAGCAGCGCTGCAGTTGGAGTAGATGGTGGGTTATACCGAATCTTGTTAGGGTGTATTTCTTTGTCGCCAACTACAAAAGCCGAACACTTGTCGTCTATCCAACCGAACTGTCGGTGGGCCGTATCTGCTGTAGTAGAGGCTTGTAATTCGTTTACCCAAGTAGTCATATACTGTATTAGATCGTCCGGTCTTGTTACTGCAACGCCCTGCATGGACATTGTTTTTCTAAACTCTTCGCGGGACGTAACCGCCGTTAGTGGCATTGTAAACTCTCGCACACCGTCTTTCGGTAGGTGTAATCGGCAAACAACCGACTCTCCCGCTTCCACATCAACTAAGCGTTTAGTCACATACAGATCGTTGTGGTAGATGACACGTTCGTCCACGTCCCCGTCCGGCCCGACGCTACGGACATATATGCCGCCACTTGCGCCCCGAAAATATGGGCGCGGATAATTTGGTATAACGTGTTCTGATAAAGTAGTTTCTTCGCCGACTGTTGTATCGGAGAAAAGAGTATCTGGATCAGGTGTTGCAGCCGTTGCAGGTGCAAACCTAGCGCCCAGAGATATAGGTGATTTGATCTTGCCCCAGTTCGGACAGTGTATGCAGACATCAGGGTTTAGTTCATCAAAGGTAGCGCAGCGATACGGCCCCTTGATTAGCTCAAACTTTTCTTTTGTCAGTTCTGGAGTGTATTCGTCGTGCAAGTGCGAGATGTTATGCGCGTGACTTTCAGCATTCTCACAGTATTTAACGATTGAAAGCCCTGCCCTCCACATAGGCTCTACCGTTTCTTTCTGATGCAGCACGATGCTACGTAGCTGCTCACATCCTCTACCCGCCTGCGTCTTTGCTAAGATATTCTTGAAGCTGAAGATTCTGTCTGGCGGTGGCTCATAGACCGCCTCCGCTTTCTCAGGAACTGGTATCAAATCGCAACCCAGCTGATTTGCGAGAAAATCGAAATCTACGGCAGGGGCATCCTGTAACAACTTCACAGGTACGGGGGTATCGAACTTGTAATTGTGCGTACCTAATATGCGTAGCACTCTAGCTGCATCCGCAGGCACTGCTGTATCTATGAGAAACTTGTGTTCGGCGCATAAAGCCTTGAACTTCTCAGCTACCGGCTTCCAGTCCGCTATGTTTACGTCTTCCGTAAATGCCCAGTAGGTGTGTATCCCACCACCTGAGTCCAAAAGCATCGGTTTAGGTAGGTCTAACACGCTACAAAAACGCTTTAGCTCTTGCAGTGCGTGTTGCTTGCTAGTGTGTGGTTTGTCCTCCCCCACATCAATGTCAAGGAACAGAGCTTTGATATGTGAAGCATCTGTTGCCTTACGAGTGCCTTCTTCCTTGAAAGCACTCAACGCGAAATAAGCGTCCCAACCGTTATCGTCGTATCCCGTTGCCTGCGCTGCTAACTCATCTATATCCTCAAATGACAGTGTTCGTGTGTGTCTTTTAAGTTCTGTGTTGTTGCACCAGAGAACGTATACTCCTTGGCTGGGCAGAATCTTCCGCAAGAAAATTCTTGTATCCATAATTGCACCCGTAAAATTCCAAAATGTCTAACGTGTTAGACATCAAGAGACACTGCGGCAGGGGTGTCGCCACACCCTTTTCGGTGTTACCTAGCCGCAGTGGGTATCCCGTTAAGTTAGTCGTCCCACTCCTCAATCAGAGCGGAAACGTCATCATCGTCTGTGGGTGCAGGGGCAGACTTCTTGACAACCTTTTTAGGCTCTTTCGGTGCTGGGGCTTCTTCCTCAACAGAATTAAAGATGTCATCTGAGTCGTCATCTTCCAACTCGACATCGGTGCTTTTTGTGGTATCACTGAACGGGTTATCCGGCTGGGCCACAAACCCACCGTCCACAACACCAAAGGGTGAACGGGACTGCATTGGCTTGAGATCAATAACCTGTACGCCGTTAAGACGTAGGCTAACGCCGGTGCCCTGTACGCTGTAAGGGACAAAGGTAAACGCAAGATTCACGATGCTACCAGAGGTCAACTGAAAGTCTGCTGGTAACTTGTTATTCTTTGCGTCCACTTGCAGAGGGGGTGTTGTTTTATCGGTGCCGTATGCCCCTTTCAACTTGGCTTTACCTAAGAACCTACCGTCCTCCTGTTTCTTAAATGGGAGTGGGAACTTGTCGGGCCAACTGTCCTCTTTCTTTTGCTTGTAGGCGTTCTTCATCGCTTTGTACAGTTCTTTAGCTTCTGCTTCAGCCATTAAAAACGACATAGAGTATTCGGCACCGTCATCCAGTGCATCGCACTTGACAGAACCACCTCTACCTCCGTTAGCGCGATTATCAAACTTGTATGTAGTATCAAGTTTTGGATATAACGCTTCCACATTAGTCATTTGGTAGTGCATAAAATCTTCAGCCATTTTGGTCTCCTGATTGGCTATTTATATTGAACCCTTCCGCTACATTGAACAGCGACTCGACCACAAAACTGGTTGTAATCGCCTCTAGTACATCGTCTTGATCTACTAGCAATCTAATCGTTTCTAGTTCCTCTTCTTCTAACGCTCTTCGTGGGTAGAAAAAAAGTTTTGGCACACTGCTGTTTTCGTCAAAACTAATTCTGGTGACAACCGCCATAGACGGTGTGCCATGCCCACTCAAAAATTTGGCGTAGGCTTGCAAAGGCATACAGCTCTTACTTGCCTCTTTACCAAATATACTGCTGGCGGGAACCTGCAACTGATACACCGTATCAAAGTCTGACTCTTCAACGACTGCTAGCCGTTGGTAGAATCGGCAGGCTCTACCCCCCTTCGCTCCAGAACCACGGATATTGTGAGGACAATCCATGCATCTCGAACTTTGTTTCTGATCCTCTGGCACTTCTGCTGCTGGTCTTTGTGTATCTACCGACCAACATGTAGGAGATTTTGTAAGCTGCGGGTCAAACTCTCCCGCATAATAAGAACGTGATACTGGCCCTGCATTTACAATAACTACATCTAACGTAGTTTCAGTGCCGCTCTTCGCCCCAGAAAACTTACCTCCTTGAATACTTATCCGGTGCATTAGATGTCGTCATCAACATCACCAAAACCACCTTCCACATACGCTACTTCGTAGGTTTCCGATGAGCTTTTTTCTTTGTACCGCATCAAAGCATCTGCCACACGATCTAGGTCAAACCGCTGGGTATGCCCTATTTTCACATACATATTTTCTGGTATGACTCCATCACGCGCCCATTTACGAACCGTGGATAGACTCACGCTAAAATGCTTTGCTACGTCTTCGATTGGCACCAGTGTATTCATTTAGACTTCCTCATCGTAAGGACGTACTCCGAATCTACGTTTAGTCCTTTGGGTAACTTATCTGGGTTGTCTTCAAGAAACTGTTTCACGGCACCTTGATGCAGACGCTTTTCAAAAAACTCTGGCACTTGTTCTTCTAGTACGAATTTGTGCATGGACTCCCAATCGTTTGTCCAGTACCGTTGTTTCACTGAGCGATAAAACGTGCCTGCTTCAGTCTTACCACTCTTTTGGCCTGTGGCCTTCAAGTGATCTAAAAGAACAGCCTTAATTTTAGTTTGTTTCGCTTCCAGTTCACGGTCTTCAGAGTCAAAAGCTGCTTTCAATGTTTCGCGCTTTTCTTTTATCTTGAAGAAAACCTTAGTTAACTTATCTATAGGCAGAGTGCTGCCTTCAATGCTCGTATCCATTTGCATCCCCATAGTGGTATTTTATGGTGAGGACTGCATAGTAATAGCAGCTTGTGGCTTACGCAAGTATTTCTTTGTACAAATCTATGATTTTTGTGTGCGTGTCGATCTTATTGTCTAGCAATGCGTACACACGCTTTTCGATGTGCGATCCCTGTAACTGCACGATTGTGCATTTGTGATCCTGACCCGCTCTGTGGATACGAGCATTCGCCTGTGCGTAGGTTTCGACGGAACTTGTTGGCCCCCACCACACTATCGTGTTAGCAGCGGTGAGCGTTACACCATGCGCTGCCGCCTGTGGTTGTATAACTAATACTTTGGGGTCACTCTTCTCTTGAAAGTCTTTGAATATGCGCGTGCGATCTGTTGCCTTGACCGCCCCGCTAATGACCTCTGTGGTGATCTTATCTGCGCGTAGCTTATCGGCAAGCAACTTGATCGTGTGCTTGAACGGCACAAATATCAAAACTTTTTTACTTGATTCGTCTATGACTTCACGCAGCACTTTGTATCGGTGTTTGATGTCAAACTCTAAAGTCTCACCGTTATCTGTATAGATTGCACCAGAACTTATTTGCAGGAGCTTGTTCATATTTACGGCTGCGGTATGTGTAGTGATTTCTTCACCAGCCGCCTGCATAACCATTTTGTCTTTCAGTTCTTTGTAGTATTTGTTCTGTTGCCGGGTTAACTCAACTTCTCGTTTTGTGTAAACAATGTCAGGTAAGTCTAGGCACTCTTCTTTTGTAAACCGTATCGCGGGTTGCAGTGCTTTGAAGACGGTCTCGGTAGCATCGGGTTTGGGTATCCACTTAAAGTTAGTCACTTTGTACATGACCATATCTCTAAACGACCCAAAGAAGCGAGGTACAGCTTTCGGGTTAACGAGTTTTGCTAGGCCGTAAGCATCGACTGGACTTTGCGCTGCGGGTGTACCTGTCAACATCCAAAGCCATTTGTCAGGGCCAAGCAATCTGTTCAGTGTCTTCCACCGCTTCGTCTGTGAGTTCTTGTAGTGTGTGGCTTCGTCAACAATTACTAAATCGAACCCACCTGCTGCTACATCGTCCTCTACGATCTCCACTCCGTCATAGTTAATTATTACAAACTCGGCACTACTGTTGATTACTTCGGCGCGTTTCTTAGCAGAACCGTAAGCAATATCGACGGTACGGTGCATGGCAAAGGTAAAAAGATCTTCTTTCCATGCAGAATCCATGATCGACAGCGGACATATAACCAGCACACGGTTTACTTTCCCTTGGTTCATCAAGAAATCTGCTGCCCAGATCGCACTGGCTGTTTTGCCGGTGCCCTGTTCGTTGAAACAGAAGGCGCGTTTGTTGAGGGTTAGGAACGACGAAGTAGTTTTTTGGTGGGCAAACGGTTGGTGTTTACCCGTCCATTTGTACCGCCCTTCGATAGGAGACGGTGCGTTTATACCGAGGTTTTTGAGCACATGAGTTTCGTCAATACCCCAATTAACCACTACTTTGTTATCAGGTAGTGCTTTACTTTTAGGTATGACCTGCGTGACCTGCTGCTCATTGCGGAGCCTGAGTAGTAAGGCTTTGTTGTCTATGACTCTCATATCCCTTCCAATAAAAAGTGGGGCAGGGCCGTAAGGTTTGCCTACGCCGAGCATCCGATTGAGGCCCACCATTACTGACGGGCCGTACCCCAAAAGAGAAAATCCCGTCTTCGGTCACACGGACGGGTACGTGCTAACTGGGAGAAAAGGAGACCCCCTGACCTAAACCATTAAATACAAAATAAACGCTACGAGATATATGCCAGCAGCGACACTAACTCCAGCCAAAATACCTTTGACCTCTTCTCTCACTGCCTACGCCGTGGTCTGGCAGATGCTTTCTTCAAAGGCTTCTTACCATTACGACTACGGTTGGCGCTTTTACTTTCTACACGCACGCCGTCTTTGTTTGAACCACCACGGCTTAACAGCTTATTGTGACTTACGTCTTTGCCTTCACGTTTATCTGCCCGACCATCGTTGTTGGCATCGCGTCCAGTCCTATCCATGGCTCGACGTGCACGTTGTCTTTCCATACGTGCCTCATGCGCCTTACTACCCACAGGAGGATTTTTCTGTTTCTTGCGGTCTGCTTTGTTCTTGTATGGCATCAGTTTCTTCCATTGTGTGGGCACTCAAGAACAGGACACCATGCTTTGCATAGCCCACTAGGATTCGGGTTCCACACATCGTTATCGAATGCAGCCCTCATACCTGCGTAGTTTCCCATCCACTTTGCCCACAGTTCCTTTTCATCTTCTGTGGTGTAACGATCCTTTATTAGATCATTGCTCACTACAAACAATAGCCCAGCCCGAACGGTCTCCACTTCGGGATAGTGCTTGAAGGTAGCCAAAGCCATAAGCTCCAGCTGTCCCTTGTCAGCATATCTTGCCGACTTGCCGGTCTTGTAGTCAATCACCCACGCTAACTTGTCATCACGATTTAAGATTAACAAGTCAGCTATCCCACGGAACCAAACATTCTTAGCAAAGAAACTACACGCTTCTAGGTCTTCGGTCAGTCCCATTTTTATTTCGCACAGCTTCTCACCTTTCTTGGCGTTCAGCGCATCCAAAGTTTTCTTAGCGTACGAAAACCTTGGGTCAAGCTCCCCACCGTCGCGGATGTATTCCTCCGCAGCTTCGTGAAAAGCCGTTCCGTACAGTGTTGCCTCAGTCTCTTTGAACGGATACTGGTTAAGCACCTTTTCATGGTAGAACTGCTTAGGACACTGTTGAAATGCCTTAATCTTACTGAATGACCAAGGCGCTACGTTCAATCTTCATCATCCTCATCGTACACCTGTTCGAGACGCGCTTTATAATTTGCCCAGAAGATGTCATCACTAAGATCGAATTTGTCACTTACCTGCGCTATGTCAAACCGTAGCTTCGGAAACCTTCTGACAAACCTTTCTTTAGCACCATAAGCAGCTTCAATATGAGTGTATTTACCATCCATGAGCGGCGTACCTGTAAACAAGATAACGTAACTCATTCTCACGAACCACTTGCATAATATAAGTTACGTAACTCAGATATAAGTAGTGCCATAAGAGCTTGCTCAAATGTTATCTCTTTAGCGTTCATGGCTTCCCGTAAATATGTCGCATCCTCTATAACGGAATCAGCGGCATGAAGTCGATCCCGCTGGCTGATAGACAGTTCGTCCCACGGTGTAAATTCCATTACTCGCAATCTCCATATGATTTAGCCATACCACTCTCGCAGTCTAGTGGTAGCCCTTCTGCCCAATCTGGCACATAGCGCATACACGCTTCGATGTACTCCTGACCCGCCTTCGCAGATTCCTTGGGTACACATACTACCACAGAATCATGCACAGTTAACACTGGGCGATACTTCTTTGCTATTTTTAACATTTGTTCTGCAATAATACAACGTGCTAGTGCCTGACACACGTTCTCAATAACCTTGCCACCGTAGATCTTGGTTCGGCCTTTCCTTGTTTTGTATGTGTACTCAACACCGTAGCCAGTTTTAGTTCCTTCCAGCTCTTCGTATTTCATAACCAGACCAGACGGTAACTTGATACCGTGTCTTTTACTCACCACTTCTATAACATCACGCTTTCCAAACGGTAATGACTCGCCACGCTCCATATACTGCAACGCATAATTCGCATCGCGCCATAGATTTGAGATCTTCCAATTAGCGTCACGATAGATGTTAATAATACGCCGTGCTTCGTCCAGTTCTATGTCTGTACCGAACGTCTGTAGCTGTGCTTGAAACTTCACTGCCCCCATGCCGTAACCTGCACCGAGGATTGTAGTCTTACCAACAAATCGCTGTTCTTTTGTTACCTCATATTCTGCAACGCCGTAGATACGCGAAGCCATCTTCACATACACATCTTCTTTATCCGCAAAGGCTTGAGTCAGATCGTCTTGCTCTGCAAACCATGCCAATACTCGTGCTTCGATTTGCGAAGAGTCACAGTCCACTAGAACGTACCCATCAGGTGCGGTAATGCTACGCTTTAACTTCTTAGCATTCGGCCCACGGCTAGGTAGATTCTGGACGTTGACCTTATCGTCACCACCCCATCTGCCTGTATGCGCTGCGTAGTATTTTGTTGGAACTGGGAAAGTGCCACGTTTCGCTATATCTATGAACCGCTCAGTACGAGTTTCCTCCAAGGTACTTTTCAAGCCCAAACGTGCGTTAACAAGTGCCTGTACGTTGGAGTTCTTATGCGTTACAAGGCTCTTGAATCCTTCATCAGTTTTAGCGAACGCATAGGTATCTTTGCCTGTCGTGGGACTGACCTTCATGGGGGGTTCGACACCCGCATTTCTAAGCAGATCAGCAAACTTATCGCTACTCATCAGCTCTTTTTTGTCAGATACACCCGCTTCTGCTAACAAGTTATCCTTGAATCGTTTGATGTCATACAGGTTGTCCTCCAGTAGCTTGCAGTCCAAAACTAATATCGGTTCTATAAACATCCGCAACGTGCAGTCGATGACCCGCAACTCTTTCTTTGGAAACCCATTGCGTAAGAAGATGTTGAATAGCTTGTAGGTAAGCTCTACATCATTGATGCAGTAGTCCCCGTAACTATCCAACTCGTCCTCAGTAAAGTCTTCACGACGTTTACCCAACGCATCTAATACTTCTGTGCCCTTGGCACCTATCTGATAGCGTTCGGATAGCGCTTTGAGACTTCCACTAACTTCCACCCCATGTAGAGCACGGGCGATACAAAGAGTATCGCAATAAACCCTAGCGCGAACAGAAAATAGCCAAGACAATATAGCGCCATCGAACATAGTGTTGTGAGCCAGCACCATGCTATTAGCCCAGTCAAACCCGTCAAGGTATTCTTGAAGTTCCTCGCGTGTTCCAGAAGCCCATTCCGTGTTGCCATTGTTTACCTTTACTCCTACGCCCACGACCTCAAAACGCGGGTCACGGACGTATTCCTCTGTTGTTAACTTACTAAGAGAAAACTCTTTGTCGTAGTATGTCTCAAAGTCGAGTGTAATTAGATCCACTACACTCGCTCCCTTTCAGATATAGATATAACAGTTTTACCTGTGGTTATGGGTATACGAACTATCGTACCGCGATCATCTATAGCTTGGTATCGCGCTTCCTCTTCGTTCTTCGCTTCTACCGCCACCTGCTTTGAAACAGTTTCTTCAATGGTCACGTAAAACAATTTAAGCTCTGCATCCTCAGTCATATCAACCTCCTAGACGTTTTATCTCAGCATCGACATAGAACTTAATCTTTCTTGCATCACGTAACATATCACTGTGTGACGATTGCCCATAACGATACGCAGCACGAAAGATCTCTCCGATCTGTGCGTTCATATTTTTATGAGAGATAAGGTCTTGAAGTTCTTTTGCTTCAGTAGGCAGTTCGTAGTAAGACGCAGTGCTTCCGTCGCTAGTTACAGGTTCGTGTTTGTCGTCCTGTACCAGTGTTTGTGGTAACACAGGAGGGTGTGAAAGCTCAATTTTAGTAGCCCCAGCATCAGACACCACACGCTTAAATGTGCGGGCACTGGTTTCAAATACTTTATCGTCCTTATGCAACTGCTTATCAAAATCCTTGCGGCTAGGTAAGCCAATCACCTCATCGGCAATGGCTTGTATGTCTTTATGAACAGCCCATGCTGTGTTGTATGACACCTTTGTTGCGGCAGCGGCCTCCTTTATTGTAGCGGTAGGATTCCTATTAAAGAATCTTGTTACTTTCGCTTTCTTCGTTACTTTAGCCATTGTGGTCTCCTAATTAAAAATTAAACTCTAACTGGTTAGGGTTTGTTGTGGTTTCCGTCAGCTCAGCTAGCACGTCATGTATGTTGTCTTCATTGACAACCATGGCGATGCCATCACAAGCACGGATCTCTTGTAAGTTTTTGGTTTGGAGCGTGGTTAGTTTCCCCGCTCCTGCTTTGCATTCGATACCGAAGAACTTACCTTGATAGCACCCAACGATGTCGGGCACCCCGCTGCGACCATATCCACCCGATACAGGATAGAAATAGTACGCACCGATGCTTTTTAGGACAGAGGTTACTTTGTCCTTAACTTTCTTCTCTGGCGTTTTTGCCATGACAGTCCCCTTCTCTTGAAAATGTCTAACAGGTTAGACATCGCTAAACACCCAGAAAGTTGTGGGGCCAGACCGAAGTCCGACCCCCGCTACCTGTGGCGTTTGTGGTTCCAGAACCGAAAGTCTGAGTATCTTATCTCTCAGTTCTTCCGGCAGTTCGTCCGATGAATAGTATGTACCAGTATAGTCGTTGTCAACACATTCGATACCAATACACAACACTTTCCACCAGTCGTACTCAGGATCTGCATTTACATGATAGACTGGCCCATCATGGCTTAACTTGTTCTGGTTACCCAACGTTGTTGCGATGTCCTGAACCATAGATAGGCTTTCATAGTAACCATGCTTAGCTTCGTCATACGGTGGTGTGGACATAGAACATATCCTCGCTAATCTTCATACCAACGCCGCGCACATACGTGCC